GCTAACCTTGCTTCTGAGGTTAGCCGATGTTGTATTGAAACAGGTATTACTTTAGAGCAGTATTTAGTTTATACCACTCCTGTTGATACTTCTAATGCTTTATCTAACTGGCAAGGTTCTTTAGATCAGCCTATTACATCCGAAATTTTTCCTTATGTTCCTGGTGTAATGGGTTTAACTAAATTGCAAAGTGCCGCTGAAGCATTAGAAGTATTTACTCAAAAAATGATGGAAAAGAAACCTGGACAAACTATTTTTATTTCTAATAATGCACCTTATATTAGAGATTTGAACAATGGAACATCAAAGCAAGCTCCTGCTGGATTTGTTGAAAATTGCGAATTAATGGCCCGTCAATCAGTAAAGAATTTTAAAATGGTGCTATAATGCCTGATGAAAATATTGTAATTACATTACAAGATAAAATTGATGCTTCTATTCCTAATAAACTTGATGATATTAGCAATGCTGCTATTGGTGCGGACATTGCTATTAAAACATTACAAGAAAACCTAAGCACATTAAACGGCGGCGGTATTGCTGCTTTGACTACAAACTTAAATCAGGTTTCTGTGGCGACTGATGAGCTAACAGCGGCACAGTCTGCCGCTTTGGACGCAATCACGGCCCTGGGGACCGCTGAGGCCGAAGCAAGTGCCGCTGCTGAAACGATGGCTGCAAGCCATCAGCTATCGGCCCAGGCAGCAGCAGAACTTGAACAGGTCGCAATTTCGTTAGCTATTGCTAATAATAATTTAGCTATTTCAAGTAATAATGTTTTAATTAGTCAAGAAAATTTAGAACAGGCTCAAAACAAAACTGCGATTACTGTGCAGAATTTAGCAAGAGCCACAGATCAGGCTACAATGTCAGCTTTACGTTTAGCTAACGCTCAAGATAAAGTTACGACCGGAACAAATTTAAGCACTACTTCATTAAGCAAAATGGGTGATATGGCCGAACGTGTAGCCATCCGCTCGATTTTAAGATTTGCAATTTGGACCGTTGCAATTATGGGAACTTATGAAGTAATTAAAACTTTAGTTAATGCAAGTGATAATTTACTAGATACTCAAAATAAAGTTGCTGAAAGTAATGCCAAATTAGCTTCATCTGCTGATAAAATTGTAAGTAACATGAGAACTGAAATAAACTTACATAAGGAAGGAACATCAACATATGGAACTGCGGGTAATCAGCAAGAAAGATTAAATGTATTAAAAGCAGAATTAATAGCGCAAGGTCCAGAATATAGGGCAATGTTGTCAAAAGAAAATATTTCTTATCAAGAAATATTAGCATCAGTTAAAGCAATTAATGATGAAAATTTAAAGAAAATTAATTCTCAAATTAAAGAAACTGAGTCAAAAGGTCCTGATACAAGCTGGATTACCAAGACAATTAATGCTTATGAAAACTTATTAAGTTTTACATCAGGTTTATCAAAAGATAAATTAAATCCAAATAGCACTATTGATAAAGTTTCAGAAGATGCTAATTTAAAGAAAATACAAGAATACAACGATAAGTTAAAACCATTATATGAAGCCAGGGCTGCATTAATTAAAGGTGCTGCTGAAACAGACGGTGCTTATGATAAGCCTAATAAAAATGAAGAAAGTAAATCTGCTGCAATTGCAAAAACTACAGCAGAATTATTAAAACAGCAAAATGCTTTGTCTATGCTTGGAACATCTAAAGAAGAATACAATCAATTAGATCAAATTGAAATTCAGTTTGCCAATAAAAAATGGACATTAGGCGAAGATCAAATTAAACAATGGGCTTCAATTATTAATTCTAATGTTGAATATAGTAAAGTAGTTGCCGAGAGAGATTCTATTTATAATGCTACTCAAGGTGCTGAAGACAAATATTTAAATACTACAATGGCTGTTGGGGAATTACTAAGTAAACAAATAATAACACATGAGCAATATAACAGTGCTATGTCTACTGCGTTAGATACATTAAAAAATTACTATGATCCTTTGAAGAAAACTAATGATTCTTTAGACGATCAGCATAAATTATTACAATTAGTTGGAACTGATTTACAAGTTGCTACACAAATGCAAGAACTTCAAAATAGTTTAATGATTAAATATCCCGATGCTTGGAATAAAAATAAAGATGCAATTAAAGCGAAAGTTGAACAAAATTTGCATGATAATGAAGTTCAAAGTGAATCACAGAAAATTTATGCTACTACTACTGGAACATTAAACACATTTACTGCTCAAGTTGAAGCATTAAGTAAAGCAATGGGATCTATGAATGGTAATGATGTAAATACTGCTAAGGTTAATATTTTTAGTTCTATGTTTGAAGGAACTGACTCGGAATTAGCAGATAATTTAAGCAAATATCATAATTTCCTTAATCAAATTGATACTCTAACAGCCAAAGGTTTAATGACAGAACAGGAACGGACTAGAAAATCTTACATTGCACAAGCCAAATTTGCACAAACAAAATATGCAACTCAGTTAGATTATGCTAGCCAGTTCTTTGGAAACTTAGCTACGTTACAAAATTCTGGTGACAGAACTCTATTTGAAATTGGGAAGGCCGCCGCAATCGCCCAGGCTACTGTGAGTGGCGTCATCGCCTACATGAAGGCCTTGGAGGCCGGACCTATCCTTGGGCCTATCCTTGCAGCATCTACAGCAGTTGCGACAGCCGCAGCAATCGGCCAAATTCTAAATACAAAAATGTCCGGTTATGAAGCTGGTGGTTATACTGGTAACGGCGGAACTTCAGCAATTGCTGGTGTGGTTCACGGCCAGGAATTTGTCAATAACGCAGCATCTACAGCTAAGAATCGGCCATTACTTGAAGCGATGAACGCCGGGAAGTCCATCTCTGTGGGCAATCAGGTAGCTGTTAGTATCGCAAACTATGGAACTAGTAAAGAATTTGAAGTTCAACAGGATGATAATCAAATTCGTATTATCGCTAGAGATGAAGCAAAGAAGGTAGTTAAAACCGATACACCTAATTTGGTTGCTTCGCATATTGCTAATTCCAATTCTCCAATTTCTAAATCTTTAAGCCAAAATACGAATGTAGCGAGGCGCTATTAAAATGATACAAAAATTGATTATTCCACCAGATAGAGATGGCTATAGTTTCACAGATGGAACGCAAATTTTATCTGTAAAACTTGATGGAGGTGCGTCTAAGTATAGACAAGATATTTTAGATGCAGCTTCAAATTTTAATGTTTCTTGGACATGTGATCCAGACGAATATAATTATTTACGCGCATTTTACAAAAAGGTTGTTAATTACGGTGCTTTGCCTTTTTTAATTGATCTTTATTATGATAATCCTTTTGAATTAACAGAGCATACTGCGCATATTGTTCCAGGAACTTTTGGTTTAAAAAGTCAAAGCGGGTTAAAATTTATTGTTAGTGCAACAATTGAAGTTGACCAAATTGATATGGACCAAAACAATATCGATTCAGCAATGTTATATGGCTTATTTGGTAACGAATATCAAACTTATAACGATTTATTTGATAACTTAATGAACGTTCAACTTCCGGCGATAATGTAATGAGTAAATATACTGAATACTTCCTAAATAGTTCTAGTGCAATCGTCCAATTAGAATTAATTGAAATTATTCATCCTAATTTTTCAAAAACGTATCGTATTGTTAGAAATGCAACATTAGGTATAACCGTAAAACTTGAAGATGGAAATTATTATACTTTTAATTATTGTCCTTTGCAAGTTTCATTATCAAATGAACAAAATAATTTAGATCAAACTATTACTATTCAATTAGGTGATTTGGGCGAAATTGTTCCTTTAGAATTAGACAATGTTAATGCTGCTAATGGCTTCGGAATAAAGCCTATTTTAAAATATAGAACATACAGAAGTGATGATTTGGATAATGTTTTAAACGGGCCTTTTATTTTAGAAATTAAAACATTTTCGTTTACTAGAGATGGCGCTAATTTTGAAGCAAAAGCTCCTTCTTTAAATATTAACAAAACTGGTGAAATGTATTCTATCGATCGGTTTCCTATGTTAATTGGAACTTTATGAATATTGATAAATATTTAGATCGAAAATACGATTCAGCAAACTATAATTGTGCTCATTTTGTATGTGACGTATTCAAAGATTTATTTAATACAGATTATTACAAGATTTTGCAGGCCGTCTTGCTGCCCACAATGGAGCGTAGGCTGCGCTCTGTCGACCTTGGGCACCTTGAGCGCTTGGCCGTTCCGCGCTCGCCTTGCCTTGCGCTGTTCCAGGTTGGGCGCAATACTCCACATGTAGGTGTTTGGCTGGATGGCCGAATTTTGCACATTAAGGAATCTGGAGTAGAATACTCAAGACTTGAAGATATAATGCTTGGCTTTAAGAAAGTGAGATTTTTCAATGTCAAAAACAGTTAATGTAATTGAAAATCCACTGGATGATCAAACTTGGAAACAGTTTGAAACTGAAGATATTTTAGAATTTATTATGCAGTATTATAAAGTTTGGCCACAAAATGCTAGAATTTATAATAGAAATGTAGTCGCAACGTTTGATGTAACACCAGCAAATGAAAAAGATATTGAAACGTTATCTAAACTAGAAGGCCCTTTTTATATTGTTGTTTTTCCTGGCGAAGCTATCACAATTATTTCTGTTATATTAGCAATCATTACTTTAGCTGTTTATATTTTATTTCAGAAAAAAGCAGTAATTCCGACAACAAATGAAACTGCTAGTTCATCAAATAATTCTTTATCTGATAGAACAAATAAAGCTAGAGTAAATGGGCGAATTGAAGATATATACGGAACTGTTAGAAGCATTCCAACATTATTAGCTTTGCCTTATAAATTTTATAAAAATAATATTGAATATGAACATTCTTATATGTGCATTGGACGTGGAAAATTCGCTATTTCAGATATTCGTGAAGATACCACGCTACTTTCTCAAATTCAAAATGCTGCGCTAGGTATTTATTGGCCGGAAACTTCTCCTAATTCAGGATCACCTATTAAAACAATCGGAGATCCAATATCAATTCCAATTAAAACGGTCATTAGATACTCTTCAGTAAATGGCCAGACTTTGCCACCCGAAGGAAAATTGTATATTGTTTCAGATACTACTTTAATTTTTGGCAAAACAGGTAAAATTTCAATTCAAAGTGGGGCAGGTTATGATTTTAGAGATTATTTTAACGTAGGCGACTCTGCAATTATTACAGGAACGACGTTTACTAATTCAGGTATGACGGCGCCCAATACAATTAATAATCAATCTTATAATTTAAATGGAACCTATACGATTACTGAAGTTAGTGAATTGTATATTGTAGTTAGTAGTCCATCAACAGTTAGTGTGGATTGGGGAAAATGGATTACAGCTAATTTAGATACTCCATTAATTAGCGGTTCAATCGAATCCGATTCTCATGACTGGACTGGCCCTTTTTATACAGAAAGAAAAGATATAACTTCTATTTGTTGCAATTTCGTTGCTGAACAAGGTATTTATGGGGATAACGGCTCTAATAGAATTGATTTTCCTGTTGTTATTGAATTAAGAGTTACTCCAGTAGATGATAATTACAATCCAATTGCTTCACCTAGTTTTTTAGCAAATACAATAAGATGGAATAGAAACGCTAATTTGGTATGCGGTTTAACTATTGAAGTTGGTATGATTGCGGGCCACAAATTCAAAGTTGAAGCAAAAAGATTAACTGCAAAAACAGTGGTATCTGGATATACAATAACCGAAGATGTTAAGTGGCGTGACATGTATTCTTTTGCACCTGTTAATAAAACTGATTTTGGAAATATAACTACTGTTCAGTCGCTTTCTGTGGGCACTGCATCGGCTTTATCTGTTAGTGAACGTAAATTAAATATGCTTGTTATTAAAAAACAACCTGAATTATGGGCAAATGGTGTTATTTTTAGCGGAAATATGAATGATCCCGGTATTGCTAGCAATGATGTTGCTGACATTCTTTTATCAGTATGCACCGATTCAAAAATCGGAAATAGATTACAAAATGAAATTGATTTAATTGGAATTTATGACACAGTTCAAGCAATAAAATCTTATTTTGGAACTTCAAAAGTTGCTGAATTTTGTTATACTTTCGATGCATCAGATTTATCTTTTGAAGACATTATTTCAACTATTTGTGATTCAATAAATTGTATTGGATATAGAAGGGGAAATTTAATAAAAATTGCTTTTGAACGTTTAAATGATGCCTCAACAATTCTTTTCAATCATAGAAATAAAATACCCGGAACTGAAACCAGAACTGTTAGTTTTGGTAATATTGATGATAATGATGGAGTAGAATATCAATACATTAATCCTGAGGATGAGTCTACAATAAATATTTATTTACCGTCTGATCAAAGCGCAACTAACGCTAAATCAATTGAATCTAAAGGTGTTAGAAACTATCAGCAAGCTTATTTTAATGCACATCGTTTATATAACAAAATTAAATATCAAACTATGGATGTTGAATTTGAAGCTACCCAAGAAGCTAACGTATGTTTAATTAGTGATAGAATTTTAGTATCTGATGGAACTAGATCAGGAAGTTTTGAAGGCGAAATAATTGAACAAAACGGTTTAGAACTGTATTTATCACAAGATTTAGATTTATTAGATGAAATTTCTTATACAATAT